GGATCGGTTACACAGTCATTTTCATGGCCGCATCGAACAAAACTTTTGAAAACACCTTTTTCTAGGCCATCTTATGCAAAAACAGTAGATGGACAAGTAGAGTTACGAAAACCACCTTTTGAATTGACACACAGACCAGCAATATTACAACATCCTGAAAAGGACGTAGTAGCAATCTCATTACGACATTTGCTTAAAAAGAAGCACGCAATTTGGGATGAATGGTTTGAAGATGTTTATTGGAAAGGTGTTTTCAATGGAGATGCACTTAAAAATGCAACAGGAAGACTTTTAACAGTCGAGGAAGGAATCAAAGGAGCACAACGAATTTTGAATTCTCATTCTATCAGCAGAAATACATCAATGGCTTATTGCTATCAAAAAGAATACGGTAAAAAGAACAGATACGTATTGACAGCAGAAGAACATTTTGTGGTTTTGTCAGAGAAGGAGAAGAAGAGATTTGTCAAAGTAGGAAAGGAAACTTGGATTGATTACAGAATCGATTGGAAAATTAAGGAATGGTTTCGTTTAGTTGATTTAGGGAAAATACCAGCGCACATGATTTTATATTGTATAAAGGACGAGCCTCGTCCTAATGACAGAGTAGACGATTGTAAATCAAGAGCATTCTACATGGGAGCATTTGTAGAAATGGTAATTTCAATAATGATATTAGGCGATTTCATATATTCGCTAGAGTTAAACCACTATCACAGTGATATTGCAGTTGGAATAAACCCTTATTCTAACCAATGGGATGTAATGTACCGATGGCTCAAAGCCATGGGAGATACAGGATACGCAGACGATGCGTCAGGATGGGACATTAATTTCCAATCTTTGTCATTTGTGATGTCATTTACTTATCAATTTTGTAGATGGTTTGAAATAACAGATCCGATTCAAATTCGGAGAATTTATGCTATTATGTATGTCAACAATGTAGGATATTTGGTAATACGCGACAAGGTGTATTTAGTAGCAATGAAGTTTTCAGGAACTTTAACAACGTGTGTAGATAACTCAATTGCAAATTCAGTTCAAAATAGAATTGCATTTCGAGCCTACTTTCCAGATTATATTTTTGAAGAATGGACACGATTAAAAGTTTTTGGAGATGATTTAGTTCAAACTTTCAAGAATGGAGTAGTAATTAACTCAGAAGATTACAGAAAAATTTTTTTAATTTTATTTGGATACGAACGTACAAATTGTTTTAAACAAACAGGAGGAGAAATGGTTAAATTAGAAGATATGGAGTTTTTAAAACGAGCTTTTGCAGAAATGCATGGGAGGTATTATGGACGACTTTCACGTGAATCTATTCATGTGATGTTACAATACATTATGGAGCCAACAGACAAGACTTATGAAGCACAATTGGCAACAGTTGGAGCTCAGGCACTAATGGAAATAGCACGCTATGGAAAAGAGGAATATGAAAAATATTACAAAATAATTAACGATTACTTACGATTCATGGGACCAACCTATGTGTGCAGAACAAACTGGGAAGAAGCTTTCTCAGATATGTATGCTCGTAACTTAATGTAAAATAAAATGGTCTGCCTAAGACTTGAAACTAAGGCACCGGCCTGCCAGGGCGTAAAGCTGGCACCACGTCCACCAGGACGTTTAAACATGGAAGATTACGGATAATCATACTCGCAAGAGTGCCTAGTCCAGGCGTTTAACCGGACAAATTAGTTTTGCCTCGATAGCAAGAGGAGTTCTTAATGCGTCGTTACCCAAGCTCTTTTTCCAGAGGAGCCCATGGAACGCATTTAAAAACGGAAATTCAGAGAAGCAAAGATCTATCCGTCTTTCTTCATTTCTGTGAATTGGATATCTATTTCAAGTAACACTATTACAGAGACTGCCACTCAAGCAATGGCAGAAGAACCAAAACCTATTCTAACATCAGACCCAGGTTTGACAACGTTTGCTGAATCAGCGAATGAGACCCAGGTTGTTATGGCAGAGAAAAGATCCATTGAAAGGAACATCTCTCAACCATATAATATTCGGGCACCACTCGACATATTGGAGAGAAATTACCTTATTTGAAATTTTAACTGGACGCCTACTTTAGGCTACACAACGTTTGCTTTTCCAGCAGCATTTAGCACGATCTCAACGATCACAGATACCATGAAAAGGTACAAGTACTGGAGAGCCACGATTCATGTGGAGATAAAGTTGGCAACTACGCCATATCATCAAGG